CATCTGGCTGTAGAGGTCGTTGTGCATGGTCTGGAACCACGGCTGCCAAGCGTTCTGGTCGTAAAGGTGGTAGTAAAAATTGTCGTTGATGGAGCGGTCGACGGTCTGGAGCCACGGTTCCCACCCCCACATCGAGTTGTAGAGGTAGTAGTTCAGGTCCATCTGCAGCATCTGCAGGTAGGGAGCCATACCGAAGTCGAACAGCCCGAGATTCAGGCGGTCCTGCACATCGGTGAGCGTCATCCCGCCGGGGCCGGTCAGTCCCTGGATGATGCCGTCCACGTCCGTCTGGACGAGGTCGGCGTTCACCGTTGCGTTGATTGTTCCGCCGTAGGGCATTACCAGGTTCCTCCAATGACCGTCACCACGTCGCCAGGCGTGCCCTTGATGACGATTTCATTGAGGTTGACGCTCCAGAAGTCGTGCCACTCGCCCGGCACCCACGGGACGTCTGAGCCGTCGTCGCCCCGGAAATAGACCGTGCCGCCGTTGGTGGGCAGGCTCGCGAGCGTGACGGAAGCCACAAGCTTGCGATCCGCAAGCGGCTGGTAGTCGGCCGTCACCTCGACCCTTCTCATGATCACATTGTTCATTCGCTTGCCTCCTTCAGCCGGTGGCCCAGGCCACCAGCACCGACGCGAAAGCGGTCACCGCCGAGCCGACGATCAGCCAGACCAGCCGGGAATAGCGCCTCGCGTCCTGTTCCAGCCGGTCCAGCCGCAGCGCGATGCCGGGCTTGCCGTTGCCCCGGATGGCCTCGTCGAGCCGGTCGAGCTTGACGCGGATTTCCGCGAACTCGCGCTCGCACGCGGCCCGGAACTCGCCGCTGATCGTCATCTCGCTCACGGTTCTGCTCCCACGTCCTTGGTGTGGATGCGGTAGGTCTGCCGGTAGGGATCGCTCCAGCGCCAGCAGCCTTCGCCGCTCAGATTCATGACCTCATACCGCCGCCCATTGGCCGCGATCACGTCGCCCGGTTCGGGGTCGAATCCCAGTTCTTCGGCCAGGATCAAGAAGTCCCAGACCTGGCCGTTGACTGTGAGACCCGACTCGTCGGCGACCTCGAACACCGTCCTGCCGTAGGTCGCGTGGATGCTTTTCGCGTCCGGCGGCCTGCGGTACTCGACCGGGCTGGAACAGTGCGTGGTGCGCTGCTGTTCCAGCCACTGCGAGCCTTGTTGGAGGAGGTCGCCCACGGTCGGTCTCCGTTATTGACTCAGGCGCACCCGCACAAGGGCGTCGTCATCGGACGCCGCCTTCACGGTCTTGCCGATTTCCTTATTCGCGCCCGCCTCGCTGTCGGCCTTGGCGACCTGCTCGGCCACGTCCCAGTAGACGCGGGTTCCCGCCGCGATGGCCGTGCCCGCGCCTGCCGCCTTGGGGAAGTCGAAGAGGCCGGTCACGGCCAGCG